CCAGTGCGATGAAGCTTGCGAGCTACCGGAAGCTGAGCGGCGAGCACTTTGGCATGATTCAGGCTGCGTACCGTGACGCGATGAAGACTGCGATGGATCACTACAGCAACATCCAGATGCGTATGCCCAAGGCGTGGGAGAAGGACACGGTTGACAATCCGCTTGGCCAGGCCTGGAGGATCTAATGGCTCTCGGCGAAGACGGCGATCCTCGGATGGTGGGGTTCGGCCACGAGCGCCGATTCAATCCCCAGTTCGTCTATGGAGGCGAGGGTTCTGCCCTTATTTCGACAGAGCTTGCTCCATTCGGCGGTAGTAACGCTCAGCCTGGATTTCCGCCTCTTACCTTTCCGAGCTTCGGGAATCCCACGTTTACGCTTCCGGGCATCACGCTTCCCCCTGCGCTTCCGCCGGTTGTCATTCAGCCTGCTGGTACTGGCGGAACGGCAACAACTACGACGATTACGGTTGAGGATCCGTCTGTTCCGACAAGCTTGTCGGGAATTGACACAATCCAATTTACCGGCACAGGCTTGGTGCAAGTTGCGCCAGGAGCGACTTCAAACATCGCCGTTGTTGAATATCAGGACACCGGAGGTGGCGGTGGTGGGCTGCTGTACGGGCAAATTACCTCGGTAGGCGCAAAGAACGCAACGAAGTCAATCTGGTCGTACACCGTGACTCTTTCCGGCGGCTCGGTTGTTACTGCGTACAACCTACTTGAGCGCGCAAACACCGGCACGGTGGGGTATGGGTATACGGTCGATGCCGGAACTGGCGACAAGATCACGGGTACGAGCTACTACATCCGCAGCGTTCCTGCAAACACGTATGTCAGACTTGAGCAAACGTCTGCTGTAAGCGGCGTGTTGGAGTACTGGTTCAGCGCTCCAAATAGAATTGACGGAGGCTGCTGATGCTCGGTCGCCAGATTGCAGCATGTGACCCGGCTGTCTGCAGCAACGACTTGCCGAAATTTGACGTAGCTGGTTTCGGCAAGATCGTCAGAAGGGCAAGAGTTGAATGCAACGGAGATTACTCCGATCTTTGCTTCTACTCCTACATAAACAACCAGCCGGCTCCCTTTTGCATCGCCGGAAGGCCCTACCGGGTTCATAACTCAAAGATTGAAAGCCTTACTGCTGTAATTTACGACCGCGTTCAGAACAGCGGGGGGTACTGGATCCAGGAGTATGAATGGTCATACTCATCGTCTTTGGTTCATTCCTTCACTGGTTCTGTCTACAAGAGACCTGGCACCAACACGGTGATCTGCAACAACTTCAATGCAGTTGTTATGAGGTATTCGTACACAGCTAGTTACTACAAGATTGAATACACGGCAGGCGTTGACACGTATTTCGATTGGGGTTCAAACTACGATAACTGCTGCAGTCCTGTTGAAACAACGCTTCAAGCAGTTTCAAGAGAACCGCAAGTTTGGTTTAGCACTACCGGCTCCACTTGGGGTGGAGCCGGAACTGGTGTTCCAACTTCAATAAGCTTTTACTACAAGCCGGTTGCAAGCTCGAACAAGGACGGAATAGTAATCCAGCTTCGGTCTGGAGCCATTGCTTCTGGTCCGTGGGAAGCATCTGCATCCGGAGGACAAATCATTCTGCGTAACAACTCGGGGACCGAGTACACGTTTAGCGGCACATTGTCTGCAGCGGCAACAGCAATTTCTGCCGCAGCTGGTTCTACTCTCTTCCTGGCATCCGTGCCATCGGGAATTCTTGGTTCGGTTGCCTTGGTCTCCGACCTTAAAGAGACCGAGTTCTCGCAAATCAATGTCGCTAGCTGCAGTATTGGTTTTCCGCTCATACTTGCTGGAGAAAAAGTCCCGCCTTCCAACATCTCTTCGTCTCATTTTCTTCAGACGTTTGCATCTGGTTCTTGTGTTTCATCTGTAAATCTTCAGTATTCAACAGCTGTTTCTCAAGGAGAGGCTGACACGCATGAAGCCTACGAGTCTTGGCTTCTTCGCGAGCGATATCCAAAGTTTCCGGGCGGGTTTGCTGATCAGCCTTTCTACCTTGTAGACCCAAAACTTCCGAATGATCAGTTGTTTATTGGTTGCAATGTTGGGTTCCCAGTGCTTGCTTACAACATCTTGGATTACTGGAGCGAGTCACCCGGTGATTCAATCAGAAACTACTCGCTGGATAGCACTCCAGGACTTTTTTCCGAGACTGTTAGTTGGAATCTTGCTTGTTCTCAATGCACAAATCAAATGTTTGGGTGCTTTGGATTTTCTTATACAGCCACTACAGGATGCGGATTTCCTCCTGCAAATATCCTTACCGGAGCCGGCGGATTCTTTGACTGCCCACCAGGCACCATCAGCTGGCACGGCTGGAATGCGTCAAGCACAATCACCGACATTCCGGTAGTCACTTTTGAAACGTCAATGACTCTTTACGGGGTCTGGAGGTTTGAATGAAGATTCAAATCAAGGGTTGGATGTACGAGCTTGACCAGAACATTGAAACGGGCGAGCTCAAGGTTCTCGACGTCAAGAAATCAGGCATCGCAAAGAAAGTCCTTGAGTACGCAAAAGCCGAGATCAGCGCAGTTGTTTCGAGTGTTCCGTTGCCGAAGCTTGAGGCAAGGAAGGCTTCTTGCGATTCCTGCGAGAGCTGTAGGAAGGCAGGCGATGCAGAGTGGTATTGCCAGAGCTGCGGTTGCCCCGAGTGGGAACGAAGCCGGTTGCAGGTCAAGTGGGAAATGCCGGGCGCGACGTGCCCGTTGGGGAAATGGACGGGTAACATCTAGCCATGCAGGTCCCGGAAACCGATGTCAATTGGACTTATTCTCTCCTGACCGCCAGCGAGAACAAGGCAACCGCACGCACCGGCACTCCTGCTGCAAATGCCGCGGAGCTGGTGGGGGTCGACGGCTCGAACAACGGCGGCATCCAGCCGTTTCCCGGCTTCCGCGAGATCCACCGATTTGCACCGGAGTCTGTTAACAGCACCTACGGCGGGATCTCGTTTACCGGAAGCAATCCGTATACAAGCCTTGCGCATCGTTCTCGGGTTGTCGACTTCTGGTCCTTCAGCGTAATCGCAGGCGCAAGTACCCGCGTGTTTGGGTACGTGTATCTGGTGCGTCGTCCGAACGACATGACGACACCTACCTGCAACAATGCCTATGACCTGATAATGGAGTTCTACGCGCCGAACGGCACTACGACTCCCCAGTTCAGGACGATTTTGCTGCAGGAAAACATCCAGCCTGGTGCGGCAAGCCTGCTCGCAGACCAGGGCAAGGCGGTGATGAGCGTGGAGACCACCGGCAAGGCGGTCTACATCTTCCGCCGCGGTGTGCCTCCGATTGCGGTGTACTTCAAGGTTGTGAGCACTAGCAGCACGCCGGCTACGCTCGTGTCTCCCGCGGGCCCCGGTGTCATCCCGAAGTCAACGCTGTTCTCCGGTACGTTTGGCAACAGCTCAACGCACAACCTTGCGCCCGCCGCTCCTCTGACCACTCCGTTCCCGAACCCGGCGACTGGCGGTAATCCGCTTGGCAGCGTCGTGTTTGCGAGGACCACTACAAACCCGAATGATGCAAGTGGTGCCGCACCGATCAGCAACTTTGCGACTGCGCCGGTCCAGTTGGCGGGAACGTACAGCCTTGCGGTGCAGTTCGAGGACACGAGGAGCGGGCGGAAGAGCCAGCTCACGACCAACATCGAGCTGACGTTCACTGGCGGTTCCAACGCTTTCCTGATCGACGGCATCTACAACAACGACTACTACGACACGCTGAACATCTACCGTAGCGTTCGGACGGGAAATGCTGCTGGTGCGTACACGAGCGGGATCCTTCAGCTCGAGGCGCAGATCACGCTGAGCTCCTATATCACAACCACGCTTCCGGTGAGCGGCGCATCGCTGCCTTCCGGGTCGAACATCAAGTACTTCCGGTACGCGTACCAGTTGACTGACAGCGCGCTGGTGATGCAGGACGTGTTCCTGGACAAGCCGAGCTACAGCACCGAGATGCCGAAGGGCGGAGCGGGTGCACTGCTCGACGGCACGATGCTGGTGGGAAACATCAGCGATAGCCCGAGCGACCTGACGGGTACTGGCGAGACGCGGTGGAGCTACGGTGGAGCAGACAGTCCGGAGCTGTTCACGGCCAGCGGCATCTACAAGCCAAGCAACGTCGGCGATGCGGTTACGTGCTTCAGGCGAACCGGTCAGATCATGACCGGACTTACCCGTAACGGAGTTCAGCTGTTCAGCAAGGACAACGGATATGTCCGAGTGCTTGCGGCGCACCAGGGCTACGGCGTGACTGGTCCGTATGCGGCGACGACCGTGGGCCCTGTGACGTACTTCATGAACTACCGGGGCCTGAAGGCGATCTACCCTGACGGACGGCTAGACGACGTACAGTCGATTAACCAGCTTGTGAGCGAGCAGTGGTACTCGGGTACGACTGGTGCGCAGGAGCTGAGCAAGGTCAGCATGGCGTTCGATCCCGCTACTCTGTGCATGTACGTGCTGAACCCCACCCGCCAGCAGGCGGTGCAGATGTGGTTCTCGACGGGCGTGGTGAGCGAGCTGCAAGACATGAGCTTCGCAAAGGTGACGCAGGGCTGGTGGGAGGATGCGGACGGCCAGCTTGTGCCACGCGCTCTGTTCCTCTTCAACGCTCCGCTTCCGGACGTGGTGACGAACACGGCATTCAGGCCGGCGGTGTATATGCCTTGCCGGACATATGGCGACAAAAGTTACCCGGAGGCCGGGACTACTCCGATTGTCACCATGCTTGACTGCGAGGCGACGCACAGCTCGAATCTCGACTCGATTGTGACGAGCAGCTACACGTTCTACGACAACACGTGCACTCTTCAGACGCGGACGAACAAGGCAAGGACCTGTTCCTTCGGAACCAAGAACCCGTTTACAAGCAGCGCTGCTGTTGCGGTCCGAATGATTGGTGCGTCCGTATACGTGGCCGGCGGAAGCAGCAAGTCCAACTTTGGCGCAAAGAGCGTGATTCTGGACGCCGATGGCAACCAGATCGTTCTTGGTGCCGTTCAGCCGGCGACTAATACCGATGCTCCCGTGGTTGATTCCACGATCGTGCTGGATCCGGTGTTCGTTCGGTGGGTGGGGGCTCCGATGCGCCTGGCTGAAAGCAAGGACGAGGAGTTCGTGGTCAAGCAGCCCACCAGCGTCGGAGCGGTGTTTACCGATGTCAGCGTGACTGTCGGTAAGGAGGGGCAGTACCGTTACTGGTATGCCGGGATCTACCGGGAAAACGAGTCAGCTCCAATCCTTGAGGACGTCCCGCTTGACACGAGCGGGAATCTGATTGAGAAGTCGATTCAGCGCGGGGATACCCCGAACTGGGTGGCTTTTGGCAAGCACGGGATCCTCGGTCAGTGGTTCTCTCCCTTCGTGGAAACATGGATCCCGAACCTGAAATACAGGCTGGTGGGGGTCCAGGTAAAGGGTAGAATCCTCCCAACGGACCGCACCCGGAGAACGTACTAATGCCCTTTATCCCGACGTTCAATGCCATCAACGACCGGCAGTACATCCGGCCGACGTACATCGACCCGATGACGGGTGGTGTTACCTACAACAACCCGATGAATGCGCCGCAGGCCACGCCGCCTGCTCCTGCTCCGACCTACGGCCCCATGCCGACCGGCGGGGATTTCTTCTCCCAGCTGGCCGGTCTGTTCGGGGGGATGCAGCAGGCTGCTCGTCAGCCCATGATGGGTGCGACGGAGCGGATGGCTCAGGCTCGAGCAATGCCGCAGGTCACTGGGTACGGCTATACCGGCGGCAATCGTCCGCTCGAGCAGGAGACGCGGATGCGGGATGCCTCGCAGCGCAAGGCCTCAACAATGGGTCAGTTCGGTCGCGCCAGCGGCGGACGCGGTCGCAACGGGACTGCGGGCGGATTTCAGCCGAGCATGAACTACGGGAAGCCGAAGGTGTCGGAGGGCTTCGGTGATAGCCGTGGGTTTGGAGGATTCCGATGAGTCAGTTCGGCGGCGGCAACTTCATGCAGGCTCTTGCCGGGCTGTTTGGTCAGCAGCAGAACCAGCAGCAGGGCGGGTTCGGTGCTCCTAACTACGGCGGATGGCAGCACGCTCCCCGTGATTCGTCCTACTCCGCGTCTGCCCCCGGCTTTACGAACTACAACGAGAACTCCTACTGGCAGCGCGGTCCTCAGCAGGGGCCTGGTGGGGGTTTTGTCCCGACCTACGGGCAGGCTCTTGCTGGAGCTCTTGGCAACGATTACCAGCGTGCCGAGGCTGCTCGTCAGCAGGAGTTCGGTGCATATCAGGGACTTCTTGCAAATCTGTTCGGCAGCATGCAGGGCGCTGGCCAGATGGTTCAGGACGCGCGGGGTGCGGCTGGGCAGAACATGGGCATGATGGACCGGCAGGCGCAGCAGATGCGCGAGGCTGCCGACCAGGGCAATAGGTTCTTTGAGCAGTCAAAGAGCCAGATGCTTAGCGGCCTTGGCGAAGCTCGCCAGCGCATGGATCAGGGCATCGGCACCATGCAGCAGGCCCGCGCAGGGTTTGATGCCAGCTACCGGGGCGACACTGCGGCTGAGGTAATGGGTGTCCAGCAGCAGTACAAGAACCAGCTTGACCAGATTGCTCGGCGTGACGACCTGACGCAGGAGCAGAAGGACATGATGACCGGCGAGCTCCAGCAGGGCATGCGACAGCAGAGCGCCGGCTTGGCGGCTCAGGCAAGCGTGCGCGCTCGCGACACGATGCTGGCGCTGGACCAGAACATCGCGCAGATGCAGAGCATGGCTGGCCAGACGCTGGGTCAGTTTGGCATCGGCATCGGACAGATGATCGGACAGCTCGGCGGTCAGCAGGCTGCGCTTCAGGCGCAGAACGAGCAGCAGATCTCCAGCTTCTACAACAACATGGCTCAGTTCAACAGCAGCCTGATGCAGAACGCCCAGGCAACCGCGTTGAACTACGTCCTGAACGGCAATCAGCTGGCTGCAAACATTATCAACAGCCAGCCTTTCGGACCGCTTTCCTTGTTTGAGACGATGGTTCGTGCGGTGGATGTGACTGGCGCAAACCGTCGTGACTACATGTCGCCTGGCATGAGCAACCTCTTCGGGAGACTCGCGTAATGGCAAGCCAGATTGGCAGCGCAATCACCCCCGGAGGCCATCAGGCCTACTCCGACCTAATCAACCAGGAGCAGTTCAACCGTGCTCAGGGTCTGCAGCAGATGAACCAGATGCAGCAGATGGGCATGCAGCAGCAGGCTCTTGACGCTGAGCAGGCCTACCGCCAGCAGCAGCTGGCAATGGACCAGTCTCGCATGGCGCAGTCTGGCTATCAGTTTGAGCGTGGCATGCAGGACATCGCCGCTGGACGCGAGCACGAGATGGCTCGTGACCGATTCCGCAATGAGCTCGAGCTTGAGCAGCTGACCAAGGCTCAGGAGTTTGCCAATTCCCAGCGCGAGGCGAGTCAGAAGTTCTCGCAGCAGCAGGCTGCGCGTATTCAGCAGTACGACCTTGAAATCGAAAACATCCGGGTGCAGGCAGAGAATGCCCGCGAGGCCGGGATGCTTGACGTGCTCTCGGGTCTTATGGCTGAGGAGCGTGATCTTCTCCGACGAAAGTCCAAGACTTCCATGGCTCTTGCGCTCAAGCAGTCAATGGAAGGACAGACCCGTGAGGGTGTCGAGCGGATCATCAACGGTGCGGAGCAGAACCTCAGCCGGACGATGAGCGTCGAGCAGCAGAGCCAGGCTCGCGCTCGTGCGTTTGCCAATCAGTACGCCGCGATGCTTGACGACGAGAGCAACAAGTCGAACATCAGCGCGTTCGAGAGGTTCTACGGCGAGCAGATCGGTGGCCTTGACTTCCTCAACCCCGCCTCGCCCGACTTCACTTCTATCCGCGATGCGGTGAATGCGGGACAGGCACCGGGCATTGAGTTCCTGAAGCTGTCCCCCACCAGCTTCGGCCGGCTCGGGGCTGCCTCCTGGTACAAGACTCCCTCTGCAATGGCGGTTGGTGGGGAGATGAACGCGGTCGAGATGACCGATGTCCTCAAGGGACGCATCGCCAACAGCACCGTTCGGGCGCTGGAGCAGATGGGCATTCGCGACTTTGACTCCGCTCGTGCTGCCGACCTCGTGAACAAGGCGCTCTCCGGCAGCGCGGACAAGGCGGAGATTGCAAGGCTTGCGGCCGATGCAAAGGTCCCCGTGTCTACCTTGAAGATGCTCCTTGCCTCTGCGGCGGAGACGTTTGAGAATCGGGGAGAGGGGTCGAAGTACGCCCAGCTTGTTGCGCGCAGGACTCAGATGCAGGCCGAAGAGCCGGAGCAGACGCTTCAGAGCATCGGCATCAAGAAGGCAATCGAGGCGTTTGACATCCAGCGTTCTCTGCTCCGCAAGGCAGCCAACGTCCTGCCGGGCATGGACCTGTCGGAGTACGAGGCTGGCCTTGAGGCCGTTCGTGCGTTCAAGCAGACCGGACAGCTCAGCGGGCTTCAGGAGGCAATGGGCATTGCCGGCATGGGTGACCAGAGCGGCGAGCTCATGGACCTGATTAACCGTCGCTCCCGTGGTCGACAGGGTCTGATCGAGGACATGGTCGGCCTTGGCGACCTGGCCGAGGAAGAGGCCATGGCTGAGCGCACGAGTCCGCTTCGCATGCTGGCCGCTCGTAGGCGCGGCAGCAGGGAGACCGGTGACATGCTTGCTCGCCTGATTGCTGAGCGCAAGGCGGAGGCTGGCGACTGATGATCGCGGACTGGAAGGTCATGAGCCGGTTCCTGAGCGACATGGCGCACAAGTACGGCGTCGGACTTGTCACCCCCGAGGTGGAGAACGGCTTTGGGTTGGTGGGGGATAAGGGGTTCTTGCCGGTGGTCGCGCTGGACCGTGAGTTCAGCAAGTTGACGCCCAAGGGAATCCGTCGCTGGTTGTGGGAAGTGCGGTACGATCCGATCTGGCGCGAGTCGGATGTCCTGGTGTACGTCGAGCGGAAGTCCCCCACCAGCTGGGTTGGCAAGGTGGGGCGCATCGGTTCGCCTGAGGCGGAAGACGCAATCGTGTTCACGGAGAACGCATAATGCCAGGGTTCCTTGCTGCACTTGCTAGTCCTGCTGCCGGATCTATTCTTGGCGGGCTTGGAATTCTTAGTTCTGTCCCATTTTATTTTGGTGCGGGCCAGCCGAGCGAGGATGACCAGGAGCGCATACTGCGCCGGCAGCTCGAGATCCAAGACGAGTTCGAGCAGCGCAAGATGATGCGTGGCGGGATGGGCAATGACACTGGCGATATGGCTGGCCTTATGTCCGGGCGCCCCCGCAGCCTGACTGATCTGATTGCCGAGGACGACATGCTCTCGGAGCTCGAGAAGGTGTCGTACAAGATGGATCGTGCGCGTCGCGCTCGCAGCGTAGGAGATCAGGAACTTGATCGGATCCTTGCAGGGCAGACTGCAAGGATTGCGGCTCTTCAGTCTCAGCGGACGCTGTCTCCCCTTGAGGTCATTCAGATGGCGGAGATGATCAGTGGCTAAGAGAAAGCCTGTCCCCAAGGGTGCAACTCTGTTTGACGGCAAGAAGCCGCCGACAAAGAAGCCGTCTTCCCGCAAGAAGGCTGACCCTCGCGCTGGCGCAAATCCGAAGGCTTACCCCCACCCGCGCCGAGTTGGTCCGTTCCCCAAGGGGAAGATTCACGGTCCGTTTCCGGAGGCTTACGAGCATTCAAGCCGGGTCGGTCCTACGCCGGCAGGTCCTGAAATGGGCCCCGCTGCGGAAGGCTCTCCAGGGTTTGCGGGAATGCGGCTTGAGCAGCAGCGGCGTTTGATGAAGGCGGCTAACGAAGAGCGGGATGTCCAGTACACCAAGAAACTCGAGGAGCTGGCAAAGAAGCGGGGGCTCAAGTACAAGAAGGGCATGAAGCCTCGCGAGGCGTTTGGTTCGCTTCGCCGGCAGGCTGTTACCCGTAACGTACTGAGGGCTGGTGGGGTTGCCGCTCTGGGGTTGCTTGGGGGAATGGCAGCCAAGAAGGCTGCATACAAGGCGGCAGGGGTAGATGAGACTGAGCTTCTTCGCAAGGCAATCTATGACCTTGAGCAGAGCGAGCGGGAAGGCCGGATGAACCGGCTGACCCAGGAAGCTCAGGCTGCGTCCTACGAGGACTCCATCCAGCGCAACCTGATGAATCTCCAGAACCAGGCTCCGGATCTCTACGCATCCGTTGCAGCCGGTCGACGGTTGCCGCAAGGTGGCATTGTCATTGGCGGGTCTCCCCGCCAGGATTTGTTGAACGAACTCGGTCGAGCCATGTCGGACGGCCGATTCTCCCGCTAAACTGTTCACTCAAGGAGCACTCTCATGCCTGGCGAAAATGTTCTTCCCGTTGAGCACTACCCCGACGACTTCCGCGTCATCAACTACTTCGTCCACGACGCCAGCGCGGCTGACGAACTTCTCTTCTACTGCGACCGCAACATGGTGGTTGACTCTGTCACCGTGTCTGTCTCGGCCGCAGCGGCCGGCGCTACCGTGACCCTCAAGGCCATTGCTCCTGGTACTGCTCCGACTGCAGGAAACGTCGCAACTGGCACCGCGGTGTCGAACGCCATTTCTCTTGCTGCAACCGGCGCGATTGCTGGAACCATCGTGAACACCGAGAACTCCCTGCCCGTTGGCACGCATCTCGGCCTTGACTACACCGGCACTGTAAGCGGCCTTCGTGGAATGGTCACAGTTCGCATCCGTTCTCGACTGAAGTGACTTGGAGGTGACGGGTGTTTGACCCGGTTCGCTCCTACGACAAGCCGGCCGTCATCCTGACGCAGCTGGCAAACGGAATCGCGACCACCGACTCGGTGCGTCGCGTTCTGTTTGATCCGGCATCTCTCAGTCCCATTGAGCGTGAGTCGTTTGTCGGCAAGATGAAGGAACGTCTTGGCGGTAATCCGGTTTCGGATCTCGCCATTGACGTCTTCACCAATCCGTTTGTGTGGCTTGGGATGCTTACGATGGGGGCAAACGGCACGGCTGCCCGGAACCTTGCGGCTGGTCGCAGGTTCTTTGCGGGCGGCCAAGCGGGCCACTGGGCTGGGCAGGTTGGGTCCGCGACGTTCCCGTTGCTGCGGATGCTCCACTTCACGAGCGGTGCTACTGAGTCGATCGGCAAGCGTACTGCTCCGCTGGCCCAGGTAGGCGCTACCCGCATGGCTGACACCCAGCAGATGCTGGTGAAGATCATGGACGGAGAGGTGGACTCCCTGCTTCGCCGGGTCGAGCAGATCCACGGCGTCAAGCTGAAGAGCCTTGATCCCGATGATGCACCGAATCCGGCGGTGGCCAAAGACCTGCGTCTTATCCGCAGCGCCAACCTGATCCGTCGACTTGGGTTTGATGCTCCCCGTTCGGAGAAGGTCGTTGGCGAGGTCATTCCCGAGCGGTTCTACATCCGGCTGGTGGGGGAACTGAACGAGAAGGGCAAGCGCAAGATCAAGTTCCTTGAGGTGCCTGAGGCTGAGTTCTTCGAGGTCAAGCGCCTGAAGAGGCAGGGCGATTACCGCACGCTTGACGTGACGAAGGATGAGGATGTCGATCTTCTTCGCCGTCTGCCTGGTCGCCGAGCTGAGGACAAGAACCTGTACGGCACCCTGATGCGAGAGGGGCGCACGCAGATCAGCGTGAAGATGGGTCTTGGCCGCAAGCGCGTGGATCCGAATCGGCCTACGGAACACGGCAGCGTCGATTCCTACTCCGTGCTGGAGGGCGGACCCCGCGTCCAGTTCGAGGGGCGTAACCGTCCGACTTACATTCGGGACATCGGCTCCCTTGAAGAGGTTGAGCGCAAGTTTGGGTTGAAGTCGTTTCAGGCTGCGGAGAGCAGGCTGTACGAGCAGGGGCGCGTTCTTCTTGCCGGCGACGAGGCTGCGTATGCGGCCGGTCGTGGGTTCGTAATTGACGAGAAGAAGGTGCTGCGTCTGGCGAGGAGCCAGATCAAGTCACTCCAGAACTCCGGGTACCTGAACCGCAGCGGCAACTTCGAGGTTGGTGGGGAAGAAGCGGTTCGCGCCATGCTGGGGGACGAGGTGGCTGAGCGCTTGATGGCTGCTCGAAGGCGCTCGCGCGGGTCGAACTTCAAGATGGGTGCAAGCGCGGAGGAACTGGAGAAGATTGTCGTTGACACCCTGACGGTCGGGTTCGAGGATCCCTACTACCTGCCTCGCAACACACTTGAGGCGCGGGACAAGAACGGTTCGCGCATCGCGTTCAACCCGTACACCAACAAGCTGGACAACTCGGGTAAGGAGCCGATCAACCCCACCGGCCGCGGCATGATGCGCACGCGCACGAACGAGGTGCCGTGGGATCCGGGTGATCTTCAGTTCATCTCCGACAACTTCGGCGGTACGGCCGAGCTCGATCAGCTGATCGAGATCCAGAAGCAGCGCATCCTTACCTCGATTGACGAGCAGGGGTTCTACCGAACCATGCGCGTCGCTCCGGATGTCGCTGCCGACAAGTACATCACCTCGGTCTCTCGCGACTACGCGTTCTTCGCGCACGACGCGGAGAGCGATCCGATGGTGCGAGTGACTATGAAGGACTACGGCCCGAACGTGACCGACGTTCGTCTGCCTGGCCCCACCGGCCGAAGCAAGGAGGGCGCCCCTGCCGGCACCCGGGATCTGTCGGGCGTAGCTCCGGAGAAGCGGCCTGCTGGCGGGTACTCCCTGTACGACCTAATCGATACGGACATTGAAGTTGAGGCACGGGCCGATCCGAAGGACAAGTACTACCCGGAGCTGTGGCGCAAGCACATCCTTCCGGCCATTGCCGGCATCCGGCCGGTGGACGGGGCGGCGCACGTTGCTGCTGCCGGCTTGATCAAGCGACAGACTCAGGCTCTTGCAGATAGCAAGTTCATGCGGAAGGTCGAGGCGAAGGGTGGGTACGCGGGCAAGTTTGTGACTGACATGCGGCGGTGGGCTACCGACTCGACCGACCTTGAGTTCAGTCCGTTCCAGTCGATCACTCGCCAGCTGTACGCCAGCCACATGGGCCTGAACGTAGGCACCGTGCTCATCAACCTGCTGCAGCCGCTTCAGAGCGTGCACCAGCTGGGATTCAAGAACACGGTCGAGGCCTACGCCCAGAGCCTGAACATGATCGGCGGGTACCTGGCTGAGCGCTCTCGGCTCGGCATGGGTGCGACGCAGGGGCAGATCCAGGCTGCGATGGAGAAGCACTTCCGCCGCAAGTTCGGGAATGTCGAACTCGACATGACCCGCATCGGCGACATCGGCAGCACCTGGAGCATGATCGAGAAGGCGGGATACGGATCCTCCGCCTCCATCGGCAAGCCGAAGTTCAGCCTGCTCGAGACAATGATGAAGCCGTTCCAGCTCAGCGAGACGCTGAACCGGACGGTGACCGCAAACGCCGTGCTGAACGCGTACCAGAAGTCTGGACGGATGGTGGGGGACGACATTGTGCGGGCGCAGATGGACGCTGCTAACGCGGTTCAGCAGTTCCAGTTCGGAACGAACCCGATCAACCGGCCTGCTCTGTTCTACGCTCCGGTTCTACGGGAGCCGCTGTTCCGTCAGTTCGCGCAGTACGGCCTTCGGTCGTTTGCGAACATGGCTACGGTTCCGGCGATGATGGGCGGGACCCGCACCTTTGCCGGTCGAGAAGTGAGCGGCAAGCTCGGGACTACGCTGATTGACGTCTCTCGCATGATGGCGGTGAGCGCCGTGGCGTACGAGATGTTCAAGAGCACGCTGGGCGCGGATGTCAGTCGTGGTCTTGGACTTGGCTTCACCGACCTGGTGGGTGGACAGGAGGCGCTGCAGGGCGACGAGCCGCAGCTGTACCGACCGCCCGTGGTTGACCTTGGGTGGCAGGCGCTGAAGTATGTAGGTACTGGGGACAGTGAAATCCTGGGCGATCTGATCCCCCGCGTTCTGCCCGGTGGCGTGGCGGTGAGCCGACTGCTTGGCACTGCGGGGCCGAGCGAGACGCTGCAGGCGGTGGGGCTTCAGCGGACGTATGCGGACTGGCGGCAGGCGGAGAGCGGCATGGTGCCCGTGTACAAGGCGGACGGCAGGTTCATGGGGCAGTTCCCCACCAGCGACGTGGTGCTTCGGTCGTTTGGTGCGGACCTGGGTCGGTTCAGCCAGCCGCAGGAGCTGAGCCAATTCCTCCTCAAGAACCGCGACGCAATCCGCGAGGGTCGCCGGCAGTACATTGCCGCCGTGCTCGGCAACAACATGAGCGCGGCCAGCAAGATCAAGGTGTCTTTCGAGAAGCGGTTCGGCCTGCCGCTGACCGTGACGCAGGAGCAGATGAAGCAGGCGATCAAGCTGCGCGAGGAGAGCGTCGTGGGCCGCACGCTTGAGAGCATCGACAAGACTGCGCGAGATGTGTACCAGCAGGCTATTGCTGAGTCGCTACCTGGTCAGCTCATGGCTGGTGGGGTTCCCGGCCAGCCTACGGAGCAGGGCGATATGTACCGCTGGGGCAATCGCTAGAGCGAGAACCAGAGCTGCATCTGCTTGCCGGGTAGGTATCGCACGCCAGCGGGAACGCGCCTGCGGTCGAAGCGAGTGTCGGCAAAGTCGTCGCCTGACTGCTCGCCGATGATCGCCTTCATCTCGTCGATTGCCTGCACGGGGATGCGTGCGGACACGACGAGCTCGTTGGACGGCATGCGGTAGAGGCCGATGCTCGCACGGGGCGTGATCCAGGTGACGGGCGTGTCGGTGGACTCGTAGTGCTGGATCGCGTGCTGGGGGTGCGTGCCTCGTGGGCAGTGCACGACGATGCCCCACCAGCCTGTGGGTGCACGGTAGATGCCGGCGTAGGCGTGGAGGGGTTCGGTGGTGTCGGTGAAGGGGGAGGGTCCGGTGATGGAAAGGGGTTCACCGGAGTGTCGGGAGATGACGGCAGAGAGTCCGTGTTCAGACTGGTGCACGTGTAGATTCTACGTACGCCTTGAGCTGGGACACAATGCTTTCGCACTCGGTTAGGTAGTCAAGGATCCCCTTGCTGCCCACGCCCTTGCGGCACAGACGCTCTACCTCGTTGGCAAACATGTTGCGGAGCTGTCCGTTCTCGAGCCCGAGTAGGGCGATATTGCGGAACTTCTCCGGGTTGATCTTGTGGTTGCGTTCGACCTGAATGGTCTTGTTGATCCGACGCCATTGCTTGATTACGTCGTCGCTCTCGGCAGGCGTAGTCGTGAGGTAGATGATCGTCGCGATGGCGCGGTCTTCGTCAACTGCAAGGCTGACGCTTACGGGATGAACTTCGGTTGCCTCCAACACCTTGGCTACCTGGCTTGCGATGTTGGCTGCCTCATCAATCGGCAGCTGATAGACGAACCGAGTCTCGTACACGCGTGTTCCTTTCGGGCCCCCCGCGGAAACCCCCTGGTCGCTCTCCGTCGTTCGGGGCAACCAGGGGGCTATCCGGGGGACTATGAGGGGGAGGGCACCTTGCGGGTAACCCTCCCCCGGCTGGTGGGGTCTGGGTAGTGTATCAGATCAGCCGGCGAGGGGCTTCACGAGGAAGTCCTTGCGGTAGATCTTTCCGTTGACGTTGTCGTACTGGCACTTCACGACGACGGCAACTGCGTCCTGACCGTTGATCTTGGCATCGGCGTCCGCAATAGCGGTTCCGATATCCTTGACGTCACGGCGGAGGATGGTCTGGAGGTGGCCCTTCAGGCGGCGCATCTCGATGTCAACGCGCATGCGACCCTTGTCGTCGAGGACGCTGGTGTCCTGCGGCAGGCGGAAGGCGCTGCCGTCGAACGAGCGCGGCTCGTTGGGGGAGTCGGTGTCGTTGATGAGCTGGTACCGGAAGCTGATCTCCGTGCCGGCGACCTTCTGGCCGTCCGGCAGCTTGTACTCGCTCGGGCGCACGTTCAGGCTGGACACGAACACCTCGTGCTGACCCTCGGCCGGCCACCAGCCGCCGGCACCCATGCCGTTGTCAGGCTGAGCCTGCGCGAACGCGGTGTTGAGCGAGTTGAACATGGCCTTGACGTTGTTCTCAATGGGCATCTGATTCTCCGAATAGAGATGTGAAAGAAACAAAACAAACGAAACGATGAGGGACAGCGAACGCGTTCCCCGCGTCAGCGGGACGCGTTCGCGCTCTCGTACGCAGAGCAGAACGACTGCCATGCGTTGTCCCTCGGGAGCTCAATGGTGGTCAGCGGCGACAGGGTACGAACCTTGGCGATGCCTTCCAGCTTTGGGTTGTCGAAAGAGCAGTAGTGGCGACGGACCTTTTCCTGCGTCGTGACCTTGCGGGTAACGACTTTGCCGCCGACGTTGGCTTCCTGATCACGCGTGATCTCCCGCACGTCCCACTGCGCGGTGACGGGGATGACGATGTCGAACATGGGGAACATGCGGGCGTACAGACCGTCGCTGATAAGGATCTTGTACTCCTCCACGTTCTGGTTCTCGCTCAGCGGGACGTGCTTTCGGGACAGGTGGGCGATGTAGTACACGCCGTAGCCGTGTCGGCGCAGCGTGGTGCCGAACTCAATGAGTGTGTCGAACAGGCGCTCCCAGCCAAGCCGACCGTCGACGTCGGTGAACCGTTCGCGCCCGTAGATCTTGGCGATGTGCGGACGCAGCAGGCGAATCGCAGCACCGAGCGTGTCGATAACGACGGTCTCGGGGCGGGGCTGGTTGCTCTTGGCAAGGTCGATCAGGACCTTCTGCTTCGCCTCGAGCGCGGCCCAGTCGAGGACGATGGGGCTTCCCTTCTCGTCCACCGATCGGCCGTCAGGACCGGGGGTGGGGAACATGACGGCCTCGCTGGTGCCGCAGACCGCAGGCGTCTCGTCAAGGTTGAGGATGTACGCGCCAGGGTGGGATTGGAGGAGGAAAGACTTGCCGCAGCCAGCCTCACCGACCACCAGACCAAGCATGCGGGAAGGAGTAGTGCGACCAGTGGTGACGGCATTGCCGAGCCCTGCGTATTTGGATGCGACAGTCGAACCGTGGGTGACGGAGTGTGTCATGATGACTCCTGTTGGTGGGGGTTAGTTGCCGTAGTTTCCGGAATCAATGAACGAGGGCATCCTCATCCCTCCGGGAAGAATGGTCGGCATCCCATCTTCATTGAACTTCTGCGATGGCTTCTGAGGCGGTACCTTCGTGTCCCAGACAATCGGTGCATCTTCCTCTTCCTGAAGAATTTCCGGAACGATCTGCTTCGCTACCGACTGTTCCTTCTTCGTCTCTGTTGCCGGGTATGCCGGCATCGGTCCTATAAAGTCGGGAGTCGGACGCGGCATTTCCTTCCAGCCCGGGATGTGGACCTCGATCTTCTTGCGGAAGCTGATGCCCAGATCCTCGCACCAGCTGCTGAAGGTGGAGTAGGACGGACGGATGCCGTACTCCTCGCAGAACTTGCGGTGCAGCTGCTGCCGGTTCTCGATGTCGTTGCCGTACTGCGTGACGATGACCGTGACCTTGGGCGCGATCACCTTGCGCAGGACCTCTTGCCAGATAACGGGTCCGAGGACGGACTTCCCTGCTTCCTGGCTGGTGGGGTTAGGCGTCTCCTCCATTGTCGATCTCCGTGTGGGTGTCTCTGTCTCTCTGCAGGAACCCTTCAGCCAGGATCAACTCGGGCCACTTGCCAGGCTCGACCATGTGGAACGGGAGGTACGGCGACGGAGTCCCGTGCTGGACTACCGGATCACCGATCTCGAATTCGCTGGGATAGGACTGGAGGCTCGTGTACTTCCGGATGAAGGACAGGCGAGCATGGTACTCCGACTTGAGATCTTCCGCAAGCAAAAGCTCCGCGGATGTGGTGGAAATCGCAACGCACGGGTCAGTCAGACGCTCGGGCTCGAAGTGGCTGTACTCTCCGCGACCCATGTACCAATCCACGCAACGCTGCTCGTACAGGTACGGGTCAGGTTCGCCCGTGTAGATGCGCTCGTTGCGCGGCTCGCCCTTGCGGGGTCCGCTCTTGAACGGCGATTCGTCCAGCGTGAACGGACGGTCCTTCATGCCGAACTCGATGGACGGCTTGCGGATCGCGACGTGCAGGACCCCACCAATCTCTCCGGGCCAGCTGATGCCGTACTGCCCGGCGAAGTCAGCCTCGTCACGGGACTTGTCGAGGAAGGTGTGGAAGTAGTGCTGGGTCTGGAACTCGAGGGGGCAGGTTTGCAGGCGTGCGTTGGTGGACATGCCGGTGGTCTTGAAGTCCACGATCCACAGCTTGCCGGCCTTGTCCTTGAGCAGGCAGTCGGGCTGGATCAGTCGGTCGCCGTGGCGGATCTCGGGCTCCTGCGCTACCACGACCCAGTCCTCCGCGAAGCGCTGGGCCAGGGTGCGTCCGCTGCCGTCCGGGATCTGGAGGGCTGCGTTGAACCACGCGATGCTGGTGCGTGCGTCCAGTTCCTCGCGGGCGATCATCTCCCGGGTCTTCTCGCCGGACACGCCGAGCTGCTTGCACACTCCGCGCAGTTCCTCGCAGCGTGCAGCGATGGCCTGCTCGAGGGTCAGTGCTCGGTCGGTGGGGTCATCGAGGATGCAGGCGAATGCGAGGTGGACCCAGCTGCCGCGGGTCAGGGCTGCGCTGTACTGGAACGCCTTGACCAGGCCAAGCCGGCGGGACAGGTAGTAGGTGCGGGGGCACGAGCGGACGAGCCGGTAGTCGCTTGAGCGGATGGGGGGCTTGCGGGCAAAGATGCCGTGGGCCTCCAGCCATGGGCGGACGTTGGGATCGCAGATGCTGGTGGGGTAATGGACAGTCTGGGTCGGTGGGGGCATAGGTGGGACTCCTGGGGTGAGCGCATGCGGGGCGCGTAGCGCTCCCCCGCATGCGCGACTCTAGGGGGGAGCGTTGTAGTATGTACTTCACCCATGCTGATGATCTAATCTCTCGCCTAGGCTGGGCCAAGAACAAGATGCCGTGGGTATACCGGCAATGCGGGTAGTGGGAATCCCGCTCAGCAAATGGGCTCTTACGAAGCGGTCGTTTCGTAAGCGGTAAGGAAAAGTGGTAAGTGTTTCTTACGGGTCACGGCGGTAGCCGAGACGCCAGAGGGCGGCTGAGATGGCGTTGGCTGTGTCGTGCACGGCTTCCTCGTCCAGGTCCCAGAGCGCGGCGTGCAGGATCTCGTGGATGATCGAGTCCAGCGTGCGGTCCTCGGTGTACCCGAGCGCGATGCGGATGATCCGCTCTTCCTTGTTGCAGATCCCCTCGGCGTCGCCTAGGTTCGTCACGAACCTGAGCCGCCATCTCTGGCCACGGATGCGGAGGATGCGGTCGCCCTTCGCCATGGCTGGTGGGGTTCAGTGTGCGAGGTGGAACTCGGGCATGAGCTGGTAGTAGGTCTTCGCCTCTCCGGCAATCGTGCGGCCGGACTTCTTGGCGAGGTACAGTCGCATCCAGACTGCGCCCTGCACTTCTGGTCCGCGGCCTTGCTCGATGTGCCAGCCGCTGTGTCCGTCGCCGAACTCGTCCTTGTAGGTACCGGTGCGAACGTGGTACTGGATGTCGCTGACTACCCGGCAGCCTTGCTTGTCGCAGACCAGACGCTCACGGGACAGGGGCATGAACCACTGCTTGTGAACGTGACCCTGCACGATCACGTCCGCATCGGGCATGACGGCTGCGTTGCGGCGGACCTTGAGGGTGTCAAAGGACATCAGGGCTGCACCGCCTGCGCCGTGGAAATACTTGAGGCTAAGCGTGTATCGCTCGCCGCTGGGCGTCTCGGTAAGGAAGCGCACCCACCCGCCGTATCCGCCTGGGTTAACCTTGTGTCCCGACTGATGGCTCATGCGTTCGCAAAGCCGCTCGGTCAGGTCGGTCTCGCAGTTCTTGAGGATCGCCGATTCGTGGTTGCCGCGACCGATGACCACCATGTTGGCAGAGTAGGGCGCGTAGAAGTCAGAGGCGTGACGGACTAGGGAATCGAGGTAGTCCGCAGCCAGTGCATGCTCTTCTCGAATCCCCGCCTTGTTGCGGCGAGGATCGAACTTGCCTTCCATAGCACAGAATAGGTCACCCACATCGATGATGCCAGCACGACGACGCACAGCCTCGTCAAGATGTGTGAGCTCGAGTTCATGGTCAGCGTGAGGGTTGTCGTGGTGACGGTCCCCGGACAGGAGGAACCACCACTCGTCCGTTCGCGAGGTGCACGTAAGGTCGACGAGGTGGATGTTCCTCGACGCTGCCCTCACCTGGAACGGGACGTTCGACATCAGAGCTTGGAGCCGTGCTTCTTGCAGAGGTACCAGCCGGCACCGAAGCCGACCAGACCAACCATCGCGGCGAACCAAAGGCTACCAAGGAACGAGGAGAAATCAGCGAGGATCATCTATGAACCTTTCTTGTGGACACGTCGCCACGCAGCGTCGAACTCGGGGTCAGATGCCCGCCGCGCAGCGACGTACTCGCGGGCATCCTCGGGTTTATCGGGATCCAACATGCCGGCGGCTAGGTTCGCGTCTTGGATCTTGCGGCGCGGTAGCCATCCAATTGCGACTCGGACAGCCGTGCCCAAGCCCGTCTGCCAGAGGATGACGGCGACGGCGATGAGTGCCACTGCCGCCGCAGCCCACCATAGGGTGGATAACCAAACGGGGGTTTTGTCCTCCAAATGAGGTATCCGACCATGGATGTCAGCAGCAAGATCATGGATGCGTCCGGCACGGGTCACCACCTCCTTGTCCCCCACCATCCGCCCGTGATCTATAAGTGACTGCGACTCGACCTGGATGGCCGTCGCGTTCTCGCTCACCTTCGCGAGCTCGCTGCACCCCACCAGCCAGAGGCTAGTTGCGAGGCTCAAGCTGGCGCTCGATCTTGTCCAGCCGTTCATTGATGGATTCCTGCTGAGTCACGACCCGCATGAGCAGCCTGTCGTGGTGCATGAAGGCGCTAAGTACTCCTCCACCAAACGCAATGACCAGACCGATGATGGCTGCCCAGTCACGGACTGACAGCTTCACGACGTTGTCTCGCTCAAGAGTCATTGTGTTCCTTAGACGTATGCGGTGATCGAATTGATCATGTTCAGGACCATCGCGAGGTACCCGTTGCTTGCAACCTGAATATCAACACCGTAGTTTCCTGCGTAGTTCGCAGCGGTGTAGCTGCTAAAGCGGACATTCGTACCGCTGGTCCCCCACAGGTTTCCGTTTGCCGCGGAGGATCCGTAACCGCTGGATCCGGCAGGAAGCGCATACCAGTAGGTTGCATTCGGAGGCGTGTTGTTCGTCGTTGCCGCGATGCAGTAGTAGTTCGTACCGCTCAGAGAAACAACCTCGCCGATCGCGTAGGTACGAGCCGCGCTCCAGGCAGGAACGCTCTTCGCAACCGGATCGTTCGGAATCTGAAGAAGGATCGGACTGCGAAGGTGTGCCGCGAAAAGATTGTTGCTTAGAAGCTGATACAGATTCCGGGACTTGAGCTGCTGAGCGGAGATCAGTGCCGAGAGGTCGCAGAAGGTAACTCGATCACCATACGAGGTGCTTGCAACCCACTGCTTCGCTCCCGAGTTCACCAGTCCGCACTGACGCCACCATGTTCCAGCGCCGGTATCGCCCTCGACGACGGGATGAGTTGCCGTGACGATGAAGGAAAGATCGCTCGGCGGGAATCCGCACTTGCCCCAGATCCGGCTCACCTCATCAATGATCCTTGAGACGTTCGTGATGTAGCTCTCGGGCGTCTCGCTTCCGTTGATACCGCTGTTGTGGTACCAGATCACGCGACCAGAACCACCGGCTGCAATCTGCCGCTGCCTGAGTTCCTGCAGCGCCATCTCAATCAATCGCGCAGACCAGTACACCTGGTCCGCTAGATTCTCGGTGGTCGCACCGCCGTTGTAGTTGAGGCAGCTGACCGAGTAGCCCTTCGTGTTTCGTGCAATCACGGAATGCCAGAAGACAGTGAGCGGGCCGGTTACCTGGGAATCGCTAGCCGGCGAGACGTTGTATCCGTCCCACGCACACTTGATCTCGTCCGGAACTCCGCCGGTCACGGTCGTCGTGAAGTTCAGTGAATCGTTGGTGTAGTCGGTTGCGTAGGGGAGAGTGCTGCTACCAGCGGCAGTACTGATAAACGCCGAGGATGCTGCAATGGTAGTGTTCGCTGCGTACATCGCACGAAGCTTGTACTGCCCGCCGCTTCCGATTGCGGAACGAACAACTCGGTACTGAAGATCCTGGGCGCCGGCCCCGTTTCCTCCAGCAAGTGCGTTGTACGGATTCAGCCGGATGCTCGGTCCGCTAGTTTGAGAGTAGTAGTTGGTCGATGCCGAGACGTGCGACGGCTCGTATCGGAACGCAGCAGGACGAAGACCACCCGTGGTAATCGTGTACGTAGTCGCGGTAGGAGCAGCGCCCTGGGTCGGAATCGTGGCAACCTTTGTAGATCCGTTGTAGTCAAGGATCCTGTAGTGCCCCGTGCCCATCGCCAGCCACATGTTGTTGTAGGCATCATCGGTGGGGCTGGCACTGAGATCGAGGGTGACTGTAGAGGTGGTTGACGCAGTCGCCGTGTTGCAGCGAACGTAGTAAACCTCTGCCGGTCCCCGGTTGCAGATTACAGCCGCGGCGACCGCGCTCGCAGTCGATGCGGCAATCCGATTTCCGAGGCTGTAAGCGTTAGTACCCCCACCGCCAGCCGCAGTATCTCCGTTCCAGCCCATGTAAGTAAACCTGCCGACAAGGCCATTGACCCGAGAATTGCCAGCCTCTGCGTTTGTAAACCAGATCGGAGTGGCGTACTGCTTGATGCCAAGGGATGCAAGCGAGTCCATCCACCCGCCCGTGTAACCGTAGCTCGCATCGCTTCCGGCATTCGAGTCGCCGAAGACGACGATGTCAACGGAGTCAATTCCCTGAATGACATCCTTCAGGAACTGCCCCGCACGGGAGCTTCCGTGTACGGGTCGAATGACGGCTCCACCAGCGGGATTCGGAAGGGAGTATTCGGTTGACATTTGTTTTCCTGATCAGAGACCTGCGCAGAGTGCGTAGAAGTTTCCGGTTGAAAGGGTTGGCTGAGTAAAGTGGATCTCGATGAACTCTGTTCCAATCGTATCAACGAGGAACTGTGCTCCACCACTGCTTGCAAACGACTGATAGAGCTTGGCATCACCGCGATGAGGAGTAGCTGCAGGAGCGGTTGTCGTGTCCCCGAGAAGCACGATCTCCCGAACAGTTCCAACCCCCGGCCAGGTAACTGTGCTTGTGCTGCCAACAGTTGCAACACCAGGCTTCAGCGATGCGAGAAGTCGCGACTCCCACCAGCCGGTCGTGAGTTCACGACTCCAGCCGTAAACGTAGAACTGCGGGATGTTGGTGAGATTAGCCGACCCCGTTGTCAGAAGCTTGATCCGGAGGTAGTTCAGGCTGCTGCCAGTGAACAGGGAATTGGGATGGCTTGTCGCGTCCGGCTTCGTTGCTTGCGGAAGATGAGACGCCGGCGTGTCCGCAGCCGCAACAAGAGCGGCTACAAACTTCGCACCATCCGGCCCTCCGGTCGTCGTCGCAAAGTGTGCCGAGCTTGTGTTTGTGTAGATCTGGACTGAGGTCATTTGCTTGTTCCTTCGAGATCAGCCATCTCAGAGCCCATTCCCCTGCAGCCCTTCGTTGGCCGACCGTCGCTAGGGGCATGAGAATAATCGGCAATCCGAACGCCCCGATGATATCCAATAAAGCATCCGCTGCAACACCCGGGTGCGGAAGTCCAGCCCGTACTTCAAACCCCCCGATTGCGCCCTCAAACAGGAGGCAGGCATGTTGCACGTCATCTCGAAGCCTGCGGCAGCATTCAATAAAACGCCTTCTGCCGTCAGTAGTTAGGCAGTTCCCAGCGATCTCCTCGAATGAGCCTTTGCGTTCGATTGCCGCCTTGCCCCCCACCAACCGGTAGTCCCCAGTCTTCATGGTCTCAGACTGCGTGCGGACCGTGACTGTGCGGGACCGACCGGCGGTGGGCAGGCGTGCCCTGTCCAGCACCA